TCAGAGGTACATGTGCTGTCGCACGTAGGCTTCGACCTCGGCGTTTTCCTCCGGCGTGCCGATAGTCAGCAGCCACACGGCATTGTTCTTGCGCTGAACATTGCCCTTGCGAAGGCATTTGATGAGTCCTGCGGATTCGAGTTTTTTGGCGATCTTGCCTATGCGGTTGTAAGCCAGCTGCTCGCGCTTCGGATTGCGCGGCTCATTGCCGATCGCCACGAGCTCGTCCATTGACTGGGGAAGTGTCATACCCCAATCGATGGCGATTTTGAGCCATCCGGAAGCGTAGGTGCGCGGAAGCATGTGCTTTTCCTTGGCGGCTTTGTCCAGCGGCCAGTCAGCGGTGAGCCATGCCATGCGGCTGAGCAGGGCGTATTGAGCGAAGTCGAAGCTGCGTGCGCCCTTGTGGGTGACGGTGAGTTTCCCTTGGCTTGCGAGTTCTTCGACTGCCAGCATGTTGCGGTATCCCATTTCACGGTCCATTTCCGACCTCCAAGCCATGCGTTACAATGGTTTCGGAAGTCTTTGAGTGAGGCTTCATGTTTTACCTCCGTGGTGCCGTTAACACTGCGGAGGTTTTTTGTTCTGAAACACATTATACGCTAACTTGCAAACATGTGTGTATGGCATGTTGTAAACAAGGGTGCATATTAACCTTGCAAGTGGAAAATACTAACTTGCAAACATGAAATATACATATATGCATATGTAACATTATTTTCATTCTTTCATACAGCGCCAATGCGCTGAAATGGAAGAATCGGCACGTCCAATCCCCATCTGCGGTAGCTTGAAGCAGAGAGAAGGAAGGGGAGATCCTATGAATGCGAGACTCGACGAAATTGCATCCTGGAGGCCTGCGCCTTCAGGTGGCCTGGAAAGCGCCGCCAACGAATACGGCTACCCGACCGTGATTCATCGCACGCCCAGCAGGCTCGTGGAAGAATGCGAGATAGCCTTCGACGCAGGGCTTTTGCTTGCAGCGCTGAGCCTCGTCGTGACTATACCCGACGTCTGCGCAAAAGCCGTCGGCATGAAGTACACCGATTGGTGTGTGAAATACCTGGATCTTCCAAATACCGGCGAGAAGATGAACGCCGAGCGAAAAGACGAGAAGAGCCAAGACGAGATTAGCGATGAGCTCAACGGCATAACGGCGCGAGGTGCATTCACCGCCTCAGACCTCTACCAGCTGCGCTGTGCTGTGGTCCATGCGGGGTCCTCGGTCATCGAGGGCAAAGGAAAGGATTACAGCCCCTACAAAGTCATCGGTGTATGCGTCCAAGGCAACGAGTGCGGAATCGTCGCGAGCTACGGCCATACCGGAGTTGGTGCGGAAAACTTGAAGGCCTGCGCATATGACTGCGTTATCAAGCTCGAAGGCCTCATCTCTCGCATGGCCAAAGGCGTCGTCTCGTTCCTTGAAGAAAATCCCGAGCGGGATTGCGAAAGAGGCATCAAGACAGGGATAGACCGTCGAGGTGTGACGGATTTCAGACCGCTAAGCCGAATCTCCTATCGTTAAAAAGTGGTTGGATTTTTAGAGATAATATTCGTTAAATTAGTGGTTGGGCTTCGGTGGGCATCATCTTGATTGTCCAACCAGATATTTACCAATTTCCAACCACTTATTTACATACCCAATATAAAAGCCCCACAATTGGTGGGGCAAATAGAAAAGAGTGTCACTGCTTGGTGAACGTGCCGCAATTCTGAAGCTTGAGCTGCTGCCCATCGCTCACTGTCACCTGCGGGTAGCCACCGCCTGGCATGTCGTTCTGCACGATGTCGTCACCTACGGAGACCTCCCAGTAACAGCGGTCCGTCACGGAATCGTTCGCGCGATACGTTCCGGCGTCGATGTCCTTGCCGACCTGCCACACGCCATCGGAAGCGCTGGTTCTCTTGGCGTTATCGACCTGACCGGTCAACGATTCGATTTGCGCCTGCAAATTGTCCCGCGTAGCCTCCATCTTCTTTATGTCGGCCTTCATGCCGTCAGCCTTGTCTATCGTCTCCGAGGCGGTATCGTAATCATCCGATAGTGAGTTGTATTTGTCCACAAGCTTGTTGTATTCGTCTATCAGCTTCGAATAGTCGGCATTGTCGGCTTCGATGGTCTCGGCGGCTTCCTTGACCGCGGCGGAATGGACGCTGGCGGCATAGGTGGCCGCTCCGACGGCCAACGCCACTGCACATACGGCGGCGATGCCGGAGCAGACCGCCGACTTCACTTTCACGTCCTTGCCGAGCCATGCCTTGAGCTTGACAAGCATCGCATTGTTCTGTCTGATTCTCATTGGTTTCTTCTCTCTTTACGTCGAACGGGGGATGCAGCCGATTCTACGCCGATGCGAGCGTGCTCCGGTAGTCTTCGAGGACTTGTGTCGTTATGTCGAGTTCGTCCGCGATCTGCCATTCGTACTCGTACATGCGTTCGAGTAGTGCGAGCTCGGCGGGGTTGACGAGCGTGAGGGCAGTCTGCGTTCGCGCCCGTCGCTCCTGCTTCGAACGATCGTTCGCACAACCATCGTCACCATGCTTCCAGTGCAGCAGCTCATGCGTGAGCACGCATCTTTTTGCCGTGTAGGTAAGGCGCCTGTCAATGAGTATCACGCTGTTGGATGCGTCGTAGCAGCCCCATAGTCCGTCCGGCAGGATGGCGCTGGATACGGTGACGGGCAGGCCAATGATGGCGCGGCGCATGGCGCCGTATGTCATGCGCCGGTCGATCGGCAGGTCAGGCAGGCTCGTCGTAATCCGGCCCAGCCTCTCCATTGATGGCCTCCCTCTTGCCAGCGGCCCGATACGCCGCAAGGGCCACGTCGCCCCTCTGCAGCTTGTTGATGGTTTCGGCGGTTCTTTTTTCTTCCTGTTCCGCCAGTGCGTTTGCGAATAGCTGACGCAATGTCATCCCGCATGTCTTGGCGATTCGTTCACAGTCCGATACCGTCAAGGGCGCGTCGAACCGGGCGCGGACGAACCAATAGTTGCGGCTGAATCCACATTCCGCTGCGAAATCCGTAGCGGTCATACCGCTCCTGGATTGCAGTTTTTTGCAGTATTCCATGATGCTCCGCGCTCCGTCTGTCACATCGGTGTTAGCTCTTGTTCCCATGGTTTCATAATACCCAATTGTGTACTTTTTGTAAAGTAATCAATTAAGTACCCGTGTAATAGTATCCAAATAAGTACTATCTGTAATCAGCAACGAAACGAGAAAGGAGGTTGGGTGACAAGCGAAACGGAACTCATGAGAGCCAACATCCGAGGGGAGATGGCTCGAAGGGGCATGACGCAAGAAGACGTAGCCAAAGCGATCGGATGCGAAAGGCCGCTGGCGAACAAGAAACTCACCGGCAAGAAAGACCTCACCGTAAGCGATCTGGAAAAAATCGCCGACATGTTTGGAATGACCCTCTTCCAACTCACTGCGGTGCTGCTCCAGCCAATCGACAGCATCAAACAATTCAAAGCCTGAAAGCCACACCAAAGGAGCGTCCGATGGACAGCAAGACCTACAACAAAGACCTGCGCAAGACCTGCGTGGAAGCCGTCTTCGACGAATTCGCCGAGCATGGCGACATGATTCGCCCGCAATACGCGGAACAGTGGGATGAAATCTACGCGAGCCGGTTCCTGGGCCACATCACCGGACCGATGGACATCGACGTGCCAGACCTCGTGGACGTCATCATCGACACGATCGTCAAGGAAGCGCAGAAATGACCAGCCAACTACTCAATCCGCCAAAACCGCCGACACTCCACGAGACAGGAAGCCTGCTGCTCGCATCAAGCGGCTTCTACATCCGCTTCCATGAGGACGGCAGCGCCAGTCTCGTGGACGGCATCCAAAACATCACACTCGCGGACTTCACGCCAGCGGAAATCGAAGGCATCGCCTACGGGCTCAACGACAAGGTGGGAAACACAAGATGAGCTGGATGGACGACGGCGGATTCGATATGCAGGCCTTCACCGCCCAGGACGGCAGGCCGATGGCTCGAATGAGCTTCCGCACATCGACCGGCCAATACTACTTCAACCTCACCAAGACCGAAGTGCAGCGCGTCCGACGCGAATGCAATCGAATCCTCAAGGAAATGGAAGCAAGCAAATGACCAGCCATGACCAACTGCACGACAGCAACCACGAAGCCACGAAGCCGAATTACACGCTCCGCCGTCTGAAGTTCGCAGCCGCCGTCATCGGATTCGTGAGCAGCATGACCCTGCTGTTCACATGGCATGTGACCGACAGGCACATGGCATGGCTCGTCGCCGGAATCTACATCCTGACCGGCCTATGGCTGACCGTGCGGTTCGCCCCACGCGACTAAAAGACTTCCCACCAGCCGACAGTCCAACAAAAACAAACCAAATCTGGGATGTTTTGCACGGACATCCACGTTCACCATTGTCGGCTGGCGGGAACCATAACTGAATATCGATTATTATCCACGCGCCGACCACATCTTGCTTCACATACACTGTCGGCGCACTGGTTGGGCGACGGTTCGCCCGTCCACGGATTCCAATCCTCTTCTCTCTAACTATCAAGAAGCAGGCATTCCGGTGTTTGCAAACCCCTTCAAGTCCGCCTGACGGCCAGTCGCCGTCGGCCACGCCACCGACCGCGAACACGTTCAGGTCTCGCGTTCCAACGGTCAAAGGGGCGTTAGGAATCCACGGACGGCATCGGTTCGACTCCGATGCCAGCCACTCAGCCCCATCCACTCGTCAGGGTGGGGCCCACAACTTGCAACAAGCAAAGGAAAACCAATGAGCACTGAAATACAACGATTCGACTTCAAAGGCGCATCATTACGCACCTTGACCGACGAGGCGGGGGAGCCTTGGTTCGTCGCCAAGGACGTGTGCGACATCCTCGGCCACTCAAACGTGAGCATGGCGCTTGATCGTCTCGATGATGACGAACGGTCTAAGTTCAACTTAGGGCGTCAAGGAGAGACCAACATCGTTAACGAAGCCGGTCTCTACAGCCTCGTGCTTGGCTCCCGCAAGCCGGAAGCTCACGAGTTCAAACGTTGGGTGACGCATGAGGTGCTGCCCCAGATTCGCAAGACTGGCGGCTACATTCCCACCACGGACGTGGATGATGACATGACCATCCTCGCGAAGGCCGTGATGATCGGCCAACGCACCATGGAGGAACAGAAGCGTCGCATCGCCGCGCAGGAATCACACATCAATGAATTGGAGCCGAAAGCCCGGTTCGCGGACGCCGTAGCCGCGTCGGACGGCACCTGCCTGATCGGAGAACTGGCGAAGATGCTACGCCAGAACGGTTTGGACATCGGCCAGAACCGCCTTTTCGAGATTCTCCGACAGGACGGCTACTTGGGCAAGACCGGCTCGAACCGCAACGTGCCGACCCAGAAGGCCATGGACTTGGGACTGTTCCGCATCAAGGAAACCGCCATCACCCACTCGGACGGCCACGTGACCATCAACCGCACCGCGAAAGTAACCGGCAAAGGCCAGACATACTTCATCAGCCGCTACTGCCCACCCGACGACCATGAGTGACGATCTGCTCACGCCAAACGAACTTGCCACCATGCTCGGCATGAGCGTGCGCACCCTCGCCAACTGGCGGAGTACCGGCAAAGGCCCGCCATATCTGAAAATCGGCGTGGAACCGCCCGAAGGCCATCAGGACAGGCGCAAAGTCAGATACCAACGCGCCGTGGCCGAACGGTGGGCTTCCGAGCACGAATACCGAAGGACGGTGGTGAGATGAAAAAACGTCATGCTCATTCCGGCACGCGGATTAAAAGCCACCGCGTCGATACCAGCAAGCCGACACTCACGCAGCAGGGAATCGACGTGGACGCTTTCATCCGCAAAAACCACGCGCTCATCGAAAGACTCAGGAAAGGAAAACGTTGAAACACGAATACACAGCCGACGAGCTCGCCGAGCTGAAAAGCATCTACGACGAATCGGGCGAAGCCGGACTCCAGATCGGCGAAATGCGGGCGTTGCGAAAGGCCGGACTCCTCACGCAGGGCCTACCGGCGAAACCGGAAGCACCGTCGAAACGAGACTGCATCCTCGCGCACTGCAAGAAACGCATCGACCAGGGCAAAACGTTCGATGGCAAGGAAACCGCCGAAGCGCTCGGCATGAGCCAGAAAACAGTCGGCAACATTCTCGCCCAACTCCGCAAGGAAGGACTATTGCCGGCCTACGACCAGCATTCACCACGCAAGACACGGAAAACCACCACAACCGGAAAGAAGAAAGAAACCATGACCACCACATCGAAACCAGCCGCCAACAAGGAGGAACCAATGAGCCAGGAACTCACCGCCAACGCGGTGACGGCACCGGAAAAAGAGCGCGAGCATACACGCGCCGCCATCACGGACGCGCTGGTCTACATCTACGACGCCATCAGCGCTCTGCAGAAAACCGCGTTCCAGACCAACGACAAGGTGGTTTACGGTTTCGCCACGAAACTGCTCACCGGTGAATTGATGGACATCAAGGCCAACTACTCGAAGGACGCAAAATGAAGCTCAATTTCGACAGCAAGGATGGCGTTTTCACCCTCAAAGCCGAAAGCGAAGAGGAAAAAACCGCGCTCAAAACGTCGGCACATGCCATCTGCAATCTCATCATCGATTTTTTTAACGGCGAACTCATGGACCTGAAAGCCAACTACAGCAAGGAAAACAAGTAATGGACAAGAAAACCCTCAACGACATCACCGAAAAATACGACAACACCAGTCCAGACCAACTCCGCGCCGACCTCGCCGTATTGACTGCGATCAACAAACGCAGCGGTGAAATCCTCAAAATCATCAAAACCGCATGGGAACACGACCACGACGGTGGAGACAAGGAAACCGTCAACGTCGCAGGCGTCGAAGCCGGAGAAATCAGCCTCGGCAAAGGCGGCAACGGCAAATACACGGTAACCGACGAACGCGCATACGGCGCATTATTGCACGACAACGATTTCATGATTCCAGGCGGACAGCCCGCAGCCGAACAAGTCTGGATGCCAAGACGTGAAGCAATGGACGCGAAATACCTCGAAGACATGATCCGCGACCACGGCGGCGAACTGCCGGACGGCGTGGAATGGAAGCCGGGCAGACCGGGCGTGGTCACGTTCCGCAGCACGCGTGGCTTCGTGGACAAACTGTTCAGCGCGGAACTCGCACCAACCGTCATGCGCCTACTGCTCACTGACGGATCGGAAAACAACACCACCAAGAAGGAAACCAAGGAATGAGCAACGAACTCACGCCAATTCAGCCGCAACCGCAACAGCAGATCACATTGCAGGACCAGATGGCTTTCGCCAAAGCGGTATGCCAATCCGACATCATCCCCACCGTGTATCGCGGCAAGCCCGCCAACATCCTCGTGGCGGTAGGCTACGGTGCTCCGCTCGGACTCACGCCGATGCAAAGCCTCCAGGACATTAGCGTCATCAACGGCAAGCCCACCGCTTCGGCCAGCTTTATCGCCAGCCATGTCCGTATGGCGGGTCACAAGCTCCGTATCAATAAGGATGAGAAGGCGTTGAGCGTGACCGCCACCATCGTGCGGTCCGATGACCCAGATTATCCGATCAGCGTCACGCGCGACAAAGCGTGGGCGCAGCAGATGGGCTTGCTCAACAAGGACAACTACAGGAAGCAGCCTTTGACGATGCTCACGTGGCGTGCGATTACCGCCGTGGCACGCGAAGCGTGCCCTGAAATCCTTTACGGCGTCCAATACTCGCCCGACGAACTCCACGACCTTGATACCAACAATGATGTGCGGGCGGAAGTCGTTGACGATGAACAGCAGCCGTCACGCCAGAAGCGTCGCGGGTATGGAAGCCGCGCGCGCCAGAATCCAGTCGAACAGGCCGAGCAGCAGCCGCAGGCGTGCGCACCCGAACATGCTGAAGCCATCTTCACCATGCTGCGTGATTGCGGTGTCGCGTCGAACGAGGAAGCCGAGCAAGTTCTGTACCGGCTGACCGGCAAGCATGGGTTGACACCACGACGGGTCAGCCGACAGGACGCGGACAATCTGCTCGTCGCAGCCCCTGATTTCGTTAAACGGAAAATCATGCAGGCATTGCAGGAAATCCGCAAACCACAGCAGGAACAGGTGGAAGTCGTTGAAACGACCACCGCCGAACAGGAAAACACTGATAGCAAGGAGGCCGAGTGATGGCAGTGGAGAAGACCGATGCCGCGATGATCGTAAATCGGCTCAGAATGGCGCGTGAGCTTGAAGATGATTGTCTGAGGCAGCTTGTCGATGCCGAGCCCGACGAGGACGGCATCTACCGTGACGCGCAAGGCGCTTTATGGGTGCACTGCATCGATTCATGGAAGCAGCTTTTCGTCAGCTATGGCGCAAGAACCCTCGATTTGGGCATAGCCAGGACTTGGAAGTCTCTCGTGGAGGGCTGCGAGCCGATTGAAAGAATGCCGTTTCGTTTCATCACGCCGCTTACCGAGGAAGAGGAGAACTTCTGATGGCCGGAGAAACCGTTATCACGATAGTCGGCAATCTGACCGCCGACCCGGAGATTCGCACCACTGGCAGCGGCGCATCCGTTGCCAGCTTCACGATCGCCAGCACGCCGCGTTCCTGGAACCGCAGCACGAACCAGTTCGAGGACGGTCAGGCTTTGTTCATGCGCTGCTCCGCGTGGCGTGACTTGGCCGAACATTGCGCGCAGAGCCTCGCAAAGGGCATGCGTGTGATCGCGCAGGGTCGTTTGCAGCAGCGGTCCTATCAGGCGCAGGACGGTTCCAACCGCACAGTCATCGAATTGCAGGTGGATGAAATCGGCCCATCCCTGCGTTATGCGACGGCTCAGGTGCAGAAGATGCAGTCAGGCGGATACCAAGGCGGCAACGCCAACGGTGGCGGCTATCAGCAGCCGCAGCAGGCACGGCAGCAGCCGCAGGCTCCGGCCGATGATCCGTGGGGCACGCCAGCCGGAGAGCCTGAATTCTGATGCGCGAATGGTTGGAACCGCCGGACGTGGAACCGGTATGTCCCAGGCATGGGTGCGCGCTGTATCCGGCGCGCCCCATCCCATGCCCCGAATGCGAAATCGAAGCCGAAGAACAGGAGGCCGACCATGCGGCATGACATTGACCTCGCCATCAGCAAGCCACTGTGGTGGACACAGAACCGTCGAAGCCGTAGCTGGGCGGTGCCATACCGGAGGAAGAAGCTGGTCAAGACGATGAGCCTGCTCACCTTCCGCAATCTCATCAACAGCGGCAAACTCAAGCCGCCCACCAAATGGCCGGTGCATGTGACCGCCATCATCCACCCACTGACCCACGGACGCTTCGACCCGGAAAACGCGGCCCCAATGGTCAAGGCGATACTCGACGGCATCACCCAGTCAGGCTACTGGCCCGACGACAACGCCGACTACGTGCTCGGCCCGGACTACCGGCTAGGCGAGCCAAGCACCGAAAAAGGCGTCTACCACATCACCATCCGAATCGAAGAAGAGGAACACTAGCCATGGCTACGAACGTGACCGAGAAAGACAAGACCCTCAACGAGATCATCGACTGGGCGAAAAGTCGCTGTCATGAAGCCGGACTTTCCAGATTCGATGTCCGCAGAAAGAGCGACCGAGACTTCTATGACGGCCAAGTTAACGCATTCCATGAAATGCTAGAGCTTTGCCGTTCCATGCTCGGCTATTCCGGCTCCATGCCGTCCGAGGTGCCGAATCAAAGCGAGGACATGAAATGAGCAGGACTGAAACCACTGCCATGCTGTCCAAGCTGGTCGAGAAGAGATTAAAGAATCAGACCGCTTTTTGGGCGAGCGAGGTCAACTTCGACCGGAATACGCCTGACGATCGGCGAGTGGACTACGTGGGCTTCAAGCCATGGAACATCAACGGCGAGCCGGTGCCCGCAAGCGTGGAGAAAGGCTGCTTCGGATTCTACGAAGTGAAGTCATGTATGGCTGACTTTACGAGCGGCAACGGCCTGACGTTCTACGGCGACCAGAACTATCTGGTCTGCACGAAGGAACTGTGCGACGAGATCGTATGGCAGAAGATGGTGCCCGAGCGCGTGAACGCGATCCTTACCCCCGATTCGACCGGCTCGAAACTGATTCTCGGCCACGTGCAGTCATACAACGACATGTCATACCGGAGGCGTCCGGCAAGTGAAATCCTTTGGGCCATGGTCAAGGCGAACGGAAAGAGGACGAATTGAGCATCATGCTTGACGAGGCCAACGCTTACGAGCGTGGCATGGATGATGATTTGACTTTTCAGACGGTTCGGGAGCTTGCCGGTACAGCGTACATGGCCGGACGTTCCGCTCCACCAACTGCCGTTGAGATTGAGGCCGTGGCGAAACGGCTCTGCTGGAACAGCTGCGAATGGGATGGCGTCGATAGCTACGCGGCGAAAGACGAGGATGACGCATGGAATTATGCCGGTGAGATTCCCGGCTTCCATGCGGAATATGTCAGACAGGCCAAGGAAATGCTCGAAATCGCACGGAAGGCGGTAACCGAATGAGTAAGACGATCAAATACGTGGAATGCGCCCACTGCGGAGAGGTTGTCGGCACCTACTACGTCACATGCCCGTACTGCGGATTCAAGCTGGCCGCGCGCAAGCAGACAGGCATGGATCCGCTGTATGGCATGACCGACAGCGAATTCTACAAGCGATTCGGGAGCATGTGATGGAAGATGTTGGAATTCTTCCTTGGCCACCACCAAGCTTAGCGGAGCTTGAAGAAGCTTTGGATTCGATAGGCCACAACGGAATCACAAGAGGAGATTAGGCGATGGCTAGACGCGGCTACGTGCAGCTCGTGAACGGCTTCTACGACAACGACAAGATACGTGACCTCGTGCGCATGGGCCGCGCCGATTCCGTTGGCGTGTATTGCATGGCCCTCTCGTTGTGCGGGGACAGGCTCACGGACGGTTTCGTACCACGTCGCGCCATGCTCTCCAACATCGGAGCGACACCGGAACAAGTGCAGGCGCTCGTTGATGAGGGAATGCTTGAAGAGGTGGAGGAAGGATGGCTGATCCACGACTACGCCGAGCATAACCGCACCAAAGAGCAGGTATTGCACGCCAGGAAGAAAAGCGCCGAGCGCGTGGCCAAGCATCGCAACGAATCGGATGTAACGGCGTTACATCGGAACTGTAACGCTGTTACATCGGGACAAACACCAGAACACCAGAACACCAGAACCCAAAAGAAAGATGAAGAAGAATATTCTTCTTCTTCATCCAAAGAAATCGGGCTGAACGACTTCGAGCTGGTCAGGGAGAAAGCCCACGCCAACGCAGACATCATCCGAAACTATCCGAATCTCGACCTGTCGGACGCGTGGAATGCCTTCGCCGCTCGCCACTACGGCGAGACACGCACCGTCAACGACTGGTGCCGCCAATGGAAAGGCTGGTGCCAACGCAGAGCCAACATGAGCGGCATCCCATCCTCGAAACGCCACAAGCACACATGGCAGTGCGAACACGTGCTGCAAGCGCTCGGACGCGACAAGGAAACCGCCACACCAGACCAACAAGCCTGCCAGATGGCGAAACGACTCAACAAGGAGAAATCATGAAACACGATAAACCGGAAACCATGTGCAGTTTGGAATGGTTGGAGCACGAGCGCCGCAAGGCATGGCAGGAAGGCTACGCGGCCGGTTGGAAAGACCAGGAATGCGACTTCCCGCAATATACAAGCGAAAACCCATACAAGGAGACCATCGAATGAAACACAACCCGTTTGAAATCGCGTTCGGCATCGTATTGACCGTCTGCCTATGCGTTGCGCCGATCATCATATTCATCCTCGATTAAGGAGTCCAAAAATGAGTGACAACGTCAACCATCCAAAGCATTACGAAAACGGCCCGTTCGAATGCATCGAACTGACCCGCCTGTTGAGTTTCGACTGGGGCAACGTGGCCAAATACTGCTACCGCTGGCAGTCGAAGAACGGCGTCGAAGACTTGAGGAAAGCGTTCTGGTATGCGAAGGACGCGACCATGCGGGGACTGCCGCTCTACTGCGAAGGATACTGCGACGGTTCACACGCGCGGCCACTGCTTGAACATCTCGCCGAAATCGACTGGGCTGGCTTGTCGGACGTTTGGAAGGCTTTGGCGTTCGGGCCACGGCAGAAAGTGCTGACGGTGCTGGTTAGGAAAATCGCGGAACTCGAAAATGAAAAGGACGGTGACTGATGGACGACTTGGACAAGGTCAAGACAATTCTGATCGTCGCGCTGGTGGTCCTGATGGGATTAAGCATCTATGCGCACTGGCATACAGCCACGCACCACGATTACGGCATGATGACGGTCAAGACCGGCGACGTGACATGGGTCTGCCTCACCGACCACGACACGACCATCAGCTGCGACACCGTGGAGGAATACAAATGAAGAAAATACTCGCGGACATGATCATCAAATGGCATGAGGACGGCATCACCTTGGAAGAAACCGCCAGACTGGTCCCGCAAGTGCCAAAAGCCGAAATCGCCGCCATCATCCACCAGCACGACAAGGAGACTCGACTTTGACCGACTGCCAGCACTGCCACAAGCCCATGAAAACGACAGCGGACAATCTGCTCTGCCAAACCTGCCGTGAAACCTACTGGCAGCTGATCCACCAACTCGGACACGTCCAACTGCCCGCCCTGCGAAGCATCATGCTCCGACAGGCGCACATCGGCACCACAGGTCACACGTCAAGCCGAGGCAACGCGCCACTGCCGATCGACACCCGCGCGCAAGACCTCATCAGCGAATCGGAAGCATGGCTCGCCGAACAGGCAGGCAAAATACGCGCCGCATACGCCGCATACGACTGGCGGAAAGCATGGTACGCCATCATCAGCAACCGGCACACCATCCTCAACATGAGCACCGCAGCAGACGACTACGCCGCCCTGGAACACATCATCCGACGCAACGAACAAGCGCTCACACCGGAAGAAGCCATGGTCATCATCGGCACCTGCCCACAATGCGGCCACCAAGCCACCAGCACGCCACAAGCCGAAACATGGACATGCCCAGACTGCAAATGGCAAGGCGGAGTCCAAGCCATCAAAGCCGAACGCGACAACAAACTCTGGCAACTCGAATACACCGGAAAACCAGTCGAAGTCGCACGCTACCTCGCCAAAATGGACATCCACTGCACCAGCGACCAGATCCGCCAATGGCTCGCCAGAGGCAAACTCCACGCCACGCCGACAAAACACAAAGGAGAGTACGTGTTCAACCTCGGAGAAATAACAGCCATGCTTGACTGTCACAATTAAAATGCTATACTGTCGTATGTTTGTAGAATGGTCCGCCAGAGATGGTTGGACCATTATTCATATCCAGCTTCGATAGCTCAACGGCAGAGCAGGCGGAACAGCATAAATACCAACGGTCGGACCCCAACCAACCATGGCGCCATACTGCACACGCAACCATGATGACAACAACGCATTCCACCTCAAGCCGGTCCGACTCCGGCACGAAGCACCACACACACCACCAGAGGCTGGAGGATTTCACAGTGAGCCTTCGTCGATGCGCCTGGCACAATTGCCCGCAGCTCGTGCCACAAGGACAAAGGTTCTGCCACACCCATGCCCACGCATACAACCAGCAGCGTGGCAGCTCAACAGCAAGAGGATACGACGCAGCACACCGCCACCTCCGCAGGGCATGGGAGGCACGACTGGCCACAGGCGACACACACACCTGCGCCAAATGCGGACAGCCAGTCACAGCCGCAGACCAATGGGACCTCGGCCACACAGACAACAGACAAAGCTGGACAGGACCAGAACATCGCAGCTGCAACAGGAAAGACGGACAGCACAAAGCAACCGCAAGCGCCGAACACTGGACACGACACTAAGCCAAGCCACAGCAGCAACCACAACCGCAGCCAACAGGCAAGCGCGAACGCAAACACGACACGACACAAACGAATCAAACGCAAGCGGACAAGCCAAACAAGCACACGCAACAAAAACAACAAAACACACGCTAAAACAGGAAAAAATACAATCAACCAACCCGCCAACACCCCTAGGGGGGGTCCCCGAACGGCAAGGCCAAGACCGCCGGTGAGGGGACTCGCAAGTTCGCGGAGGGTTCAAGATTTTCGGCGGACGGTCGAACCGTAGATTTTCCGACGTGATTGGAGGTATGCGATGGCCGGTCACGGAGGAGCCCGCACACGTTCCGGGCCCATGCCCGACCCCACGTCGGAACGCTCCGACCTGCGTGGACTCGGTGCTGACATCGTCCCGTTGTCGTCGAAGGGCTACCACTACAAGCCGAAGGCTTTTCCACTCTCCGAATGGGTCGTGTATGACGTGTGGAAAGACGAGGACGGACTGCACAAGGAGCGCAACGAGGCGGCCACGGACGCGTGGAACCGCAGAGAACGCGCGCTGTGGCGGGACCTATGGAAACTGCCTCAGGCGATTGCCTGGCACATGCCGAAATACCGCTACCTTTTCAATACCGTCGCCTTGTACTGCAGGCAATTCGTGCTCTGCGAGACGGCGGACGCCAAAGCCGCTGACCGTGCCACATTGGCCAGATATGCCGACACCATAGGCCTCACACCACAAGGTTTGAGGCTCAACGGCTGGACGATCGTGGATGACGAGGAGAAACAGCCGAAACAGGCCGCATCGTCGAGCGGCAAGGTGATTCCGTTCAAAAGCGCCAAGACGCGTTATCTGGAGGAGCACGGTGATTAACGAGTCGCGGATGCGGACGATGCGTCAATACAATCTTCCGCTGCTGGAAAATGTGCGGACGGTTGGCCGATACGACATGCCAATGCTTGCAAAACAGGACGTCACCCCACCCGACACGTTGATGGGCTTCAATTACGTGACCGGCAAAAAGACAGTCAAGCATTGCGGAATCCATTTCTTCATCGATGACTATCAGTTTCAGAGGGTCTGGAACCAGCCGGACAGATACATCGCACCGCTCAAACGCTTCCAGTGTGTGCTGACACCTGATTTCAGCACATACATGGACATGCCGGAAGCGATGAAGATCTATAACGTCTTCCGAAGCCGTCTGATCGGAGCATACTGGCAGGCCTGCGGGCTGAAAGTCATCCCAACACTTCAATGGGCGGGCCCAGAGTCATTCCAGTACTGCTTTTCAGGCATTCCAAACAACTCCACAGTCGCGGTAAGCACGGTCGGAGCGAATAACAATCCGACGGCAGAACTTTATTGGCGACTCGGCATGCGATATGCGCTCGACAGGCTCGTACCGGAAAAGATTCTCCTCTACGGAGATGCCATTCCGTTTTTCGACTTCGGTGGCACCGAAGTTATCGCATACAAAAACAGCAATACGGAAAGGATGAAAAAAATGGGCGGAAGAGGATCAAGCTCGGGCGCAGGCCGTGGCGGACATGGCGGCGGAGGGGGAGGCTCTGCCACTGACCTCTCATCCGTAAGCGACTCTGATCTCACCAATATGATGCGCGATGCAGGAAAACGCATGGATGCCGCATCGGAAATCATGCAGAGGACCGCGCACGGAGCCACGCAATACAACCAGCGCATGCCGGAAAGTGTGTTCCCGGAAGCGACCAAGGCGAACTACGACAAATACCAAGAGGCCTCCAAGGCATTCCGCACCGCCAGAGCACAGCGCGACAGAATCTCCGACGAACAGATCCGCCGCCAACCAACGCAACAAACTGAACACGGCAAAACGTTCGTGAACTCCTTCGGCGAGGCGACGAAGAGGGAAATCACCAACCAGACATACACGAGGGCGCAGAAACGCATATCGCGGGCGGTCTTGAGAAACATGGGACACTGACCGATTCGAGGTGATGGCTGATGCCAGGGACGCCGGAGATGCCGAAGTCGCTTGGTTTCCTGTTCGCTGACTGGATTGCCTGGCATTGCGTGGTCCCCAACGGCTTCGACCTGGGCAAGCCGTTCGAACTGGTCGGCTGGCAGTTGGAGAACGCCATCGATTTTTATCGGGTGAAGCCTGATGCGGTGTATGATCCGGCTCGGCCTCGGCAGGCGGCGGCGTTCAAGTGGCGTCGTGGTCAGATTGTCGGCGGTCAGAAGCTAGGCAAATCGCCGTTCGGCGCTGCGGTGGCCGCGTTTGAAGGTGTCGGCCCATGCGTGTTCTGCGGATGGGCCAAGGGCGGCGAAGTGTTCCGCTGTTCGGACTGGGGTTGTTCCTGTGGGTTCGAGTACGAGTATTCGGCTGGTGAGCCGATGGGTATGCCGCGTCGTACAGCTTTGATTCAGCTGCTCGCCACTTCTGAGGAGCAGACGGCGAACGTCTACCGTCCTTTGCAGTCGATGGTGCGCAATGGTCACCTGTCCGACCTGATGAAGGTGCGTGAAGGTTTCATCCGCCTTCCGAACGGCGGACGCATCGACCCTGTGACGGCTTCGGCGCACTCGAAGCTGGGTAATCCGGTTAACTTCGTCCTCGGCGACGAGTCCGGCATCTGGACTAGGCGCAGCGGCATGTTCGAGGTCGGCGACACGGTTATGCGTGGCGCAATGGCCATGGATGGAAGAATGCTTGAGCTGACGAATCCATGGGATCCGATGGACGCCAGCTTCGGCCAGATGACCTACGAGAGCACGGCGTCGGACATCATGAAGTTCTTTCCGAAGCATGACCCCTCATTGGATTTCGCGGATCCGCAGGACAGGCGGAAGATTCTTGAATTCGTCTATTCCGGTTCGCCGTGGGTGCCGCTCGATCAGGTCGAAGCGACCGCGACCGAGCTTATGGCCCGTGACCCGGCGCAGGCTCGACGTTTCTACGGTTGTGAGATCGTGCAGGGTTTGGGTTCGTATATGCCTGAGCCGCTTTACGATGGCACGATGGTTGACCGTCAGCCACCTGAGCCGGGGGCTGAGATTTGTCTTGGCTTCGATGGCTCGCAATCCGGTGACTGGACGGCATTGCGTGCGGAGACCGTGGATGGCTGGCGTTGGACGCCGACGTACGGGCCGTCAAATCGTCCGGCGTATTGGAATCCGGTTGAGTGGGAGGGTCGCATACCGCGAAGCGAGGTCGACGCCTGCGTGTCAGAAATGTTCGACAGGTACAAGGTGCAGCGCTTCTACTGCGATCCGCATCCGTGGGAGTCGCAGGTGGACGAGTGGGCATGCCGCTTTGGCGAGGACATCGTGGTGCCTTGGCCGACCAATCGCATCGGGCGCATGTTCGACGCGCTCACCCGCTTCATGGAGGACACCGCCGACCACAGCACGACGCATTCCAATGATCGCATGGCTCGGTTGCACATGATGGCGGCGCGTAAGGTCGCGAAGCCAGGCGACAAGTACGTGCTCGGCAAGCCGAGCGAGAATCAGAAGATCGATATAACCATGGCCGACATCCTCGCGCACGAGGCGGCGTCCGACATGAGGGCGCTCGGCTGGAGCGCAGGCGGCTCACCGGTCATGGTGTACGGCTGGTAAGGAGGCTCTTGTGGAGCTGATACAGGCATCGAGGCTTTCCGACGATGACGCGAAGCTCATCAGGAGCCTCACCTACCGGCTTGCACGACTGCGCAAGCCTCATAGGCAGTGGGATGATTATTATCGCGGACGGCAGGTCATCCAGAGCATCGGCATCGCCGTGCCGGCTGAACTCCGTTCGTTCGTTTTTCCGCTGAATTGGCCGCGCATCGTGGTCGATAGCGTCGTGCAGCGCCAGCAGGTCAAATCCTTCTCCGTGCCGAATGACGACAAGGTGTCAAACGAGCTGCGCGAGCTTTGGGAATACAACAACATGGAATCGCAGCAGGTGCTTTTGCACACGGAGACACGCGTGCAGGGCCACGGCTTCGTATGCATCGGTGCTAACCCGAAGGACAGACGGCATCCACTGATCACCGTCGAATCATCCAGGAACATGATCGCGCGCATCGACCCGCGCACGAGAACCGTCGAATCAGCGCTCCGCGTCTATTTCGACCCTTGGGAGAACGGGACGCCGGACTACGCGACGCTGTACACGCCCGAATACACGCTCTGGCTGGAGAAACAGCACGGCAAGTGGGTCATGACCGGCCGCGACGACCACCACCTCGGCGTCGTCCCTGTTGTGCAGTTCCTCAACCGTCCGCGCGCCGGCGACTTCCTTGGCGAGAGCGAGATGGCCGACGTGGTGCGGCCGACAGACATGGCCGCACGCGCCATCCTCGACCTGCAGATTGCCATGGAAACTCACGCGGTGCCAGGCAAATGGGCGATCGGCGTCACGCACAACGACTTTATCGACGCGAAGACCGGACAGCCGGCATCGGCGATAAAGACCTATTTCAACTCGATGCTCACCTCCAAGAACGCGAACGCGAAATTCGGCCAGTTCACGGCATCCGACCTGTCGAACTTCAAGACGGTCATCGACCTGCTGAGCGAGCAGATGAGCGCCATCACCGGTCTTCCGATGCGTTATTTCGGAATGAACACCGCCAATCCAGCAGCCGAGGGAGCCATCCGCGCCGACGAGCTGAGACTGGTGAAGAACGTCGAGCTGAAGAACGCCGTTGACGGCGATGCATGGTCGCAGGTCATGGCCGTGGCGCACAAGCTCGCCACCAGCGACGACATTAACGCGAACCTGGTGCGCTGCGACTGGGAGGATCCGAACACGCCTACCTACGCTCAGCGTGCTGATGCGATCACGAAGCTCATGGCGTCCGGCATCCTTTCCCGCGAGGGGGCATGGGACGAGCTTGGCTGGAGCGAGGCCCGCAAGGACAAGGAGCGCGAGTACTTCGCCAAGCAGATCAGCGAATCCTATGGCCAATTCATGAAGGACGTGGACTATGGCGGCGACGATGGCGGGGCAGACGCTTCCACAGGAGGCGACGGCGCAGAACCGTCTGCTGCGCAGCCGAAGCAACCGGCTGGCCGCGACGGTGCTCAGACTGTGGCATAAGCACGCGCAACCAGACTTCGACACCGCCTTCGCGGACATGATGCCTGAACTTTTCCGCGTATTGGACACGGCGCAATACCACACCGCCGCCGACGCGATCGCATCGACGCCGAAAATCATGGAACGCTTCGACGTGAACGCAGCACACCCGGAATACAAGCCGGACCCATGGCAGTGGGTCGGCGTGAACGGCAACGGCATGGATACCGTGGACACGATGTGGACGGCGATTACCATCGGCAAGCGGGCCGTATCCAACGGCGCTCCGGTGGACGTGGCCATGGACCGCATAGGCGTGACCTTGGTGCTCAGGACGCGCACCATGCTGGCGGACACTCACCGGTCGTCCACAAGCATGACCGCTCGCGGCATCTGCTACCAATCCACTTACGTGCGCGGCCTGACACCGCCGAGCTGCGGAAGATGCGTCATCCTCGCCGGACAGCCATGCGGCAAGACGCCTTTCGAAAGGCATCCGCACTGCGACTGCATCGCCGTCTACACCGGTCCGAAAGCACCGGCAAACGCATGCACCAGTCCGAACGAATACCTCGACAGTCTCTCCGACGACCAGCTCGCCAAAGTCCTTGGCGGAAGGGCCAACGCCCGAGCCTACGCGGACGGAGCCGACCTCAACCAGCTGGTTAACGCCCAACGCGGCATCCGCACCGCCCAGATCGACGGGCGGAACATCAAGTACACGACCGAGGGCACCACGCGCCACGGACTCGCCGCATCACGCATGATCGACTCCGGATACGCCAAGGAATTCGTCAAGAACGGCGGCCGGTACACAAAGGTCGACAGGCCGCGTCTCATGCCCGAGACCATTTACGCACGCTGCGGCGACGATCATGAGAAGGCCTTGGGCATGCTCTACAAGTACGGCTGGATCCTCTAGCCGAAATCGAATTTTTCACCGGCATCGCGATGGTGTCGGCGCCGGCACGCGATGTGACGGCCAAGGAAACCACAAGGAGAAAACACAATGCATAGGAAATGGTGGAATCTCATCCGCATCCGCACCATCGAGACCGGTGCCGAACCGGGCGGCGGAGAGCCGCCGCAGCCGGAGCCGCCGCAATCCGACCCACAGGCGAATACCGGCGGCGAAGGCGACGAGAAGCTCGGCGAACGCGGCATGACCGCGCTCAAGAACGAGCGCCGGGCCAACAAGTCGCTGCGCGAACAGCTCGCCGCCGCGAACGCCAGAATCAAAGAGTTCGAGGATCGCGACAAGACCGACGCGGAAAAGGCCAGCGAGAGGATCGCCAGCCTGGAGAAGTCCAACACCGGCAATGCCGCGAAGGCACTGCGATACGAGGTCGCCGTCGACAAGCAATTGCCGAAGGTCTTGGCGGAACGTCTGCAGGGATCCACTCGCGAGGAGCTGGAAGCCGATGCGGACAGCCTGCTGAAGCTCGTCAGCGTGCAGAACAAGCCGAACGTCAAGCCCGACCCGAGTCAGGGCAAGGGCGGCGACCCGAAGCCGCACAGTCTCTCCGAAGCCATTTCCGCATATTACAAGTAACCGATTCCTTAGGAAGGAGACAACCTTATGGCTGTCACTCTCGCAGAGGCGAAGAACAACGCCCTCGAAGACTACGACCCTTTCGTCATCGACGAATTTCGAAAGTCCAGCGTCATCCTTGATTCCCTCATCTTCGATGATGCCGTGAACCCCGCAGGAGGCGGCGCGACGCTCGACTACTCCTACCGTCGGCAGGAGACCCAGCCCACCGCCGAATTCCGCGCCATCAACACGGAATACTCGCCGAGCACCACCACGACCAGGAAGTACAGCACCACGCTCGCCGTGCTCGGCGGCGCCTTCGAGATCGACCGCATCCTCGCGAACGTCGGTCCGAAGGGATCCGACGAGGTGACCCGCAACATCAACGACAAGGTGAAGGCCGCGATAACCCTGTTCCAGGATACCGTCATCAACGGCGATACCGGTGTGAACGATAAGGCCTTCGACGGCCTGGACAAGGCGCTCACCGGCTCTAGCACCGAGATGAAGCCCACCTCCGGCACCTACGACTGGACCGACCTCGAAGGAGAGAAGGGCAACAAGGCCATCGACACGCTCGACGAGTTCCTCGACCTGCTTGACGGCACGCCGACCATCGTGGTCGGCAACAAGAAGGCCCTTGCCCGCGTCCGTGCCATGGTGCGCCGCACCAGCATGTACGTGCGCGAGCCGATCGATGGTCTCGCCAACGCGGACGGCCGTCCGATCAGCCGCGAATCCTATGGCGGCATCCTCTTCGCCGATGCCGGAGAGAAGGCCGGCAGCAACGATCCGATCATCCCCATCGCCTCAGACGGCACCACCAGCCTGTACGCGTACCGCGTCGGCCTGGACGGCTTCTGCGGCATCACCACCACCGACGGCACCCTCGTGAAGACCTGGCTGCCTGACTTCACCCAGCCGGGCGCAGTGCATCGCGGCGAGGTCGAACTTGGTCCTGTCGGCGTCGCATTGAAGGCCACCAAGGCCGCTGGCGTGCTCCGCAAGATCAAGGTCAGGTGATCATGATGTGGCGAATCGAAGCTCCGAATAATGAGTACAACGGCGTCACCGCCGGCGTGACCTTCGTCGGTGGCGTCGGTGAGACCGATGCGGATCCGTCCGACTATTTCCAACGTCACGGCTACACGGTGGCCGAGGTGCAGGCCGACGAACCGAGCACGGTCGCCGACGCCGCGACGCCGAAGAAAAAGACCAGCGCGAAGGATGGTGAATGATGAAGGAGACCGTGAACGGACGTCACGAGGGCATGATCCCGGCAAGCGCGGTGTATGTGCCGCAGCCGGGCGGCGCAGCTAAGCCGCTCGACACGGTGCTGTCCGGCATGCCCGCCAAGCAGGCTGCTGCGGTGGGAAACGCCACCACAGGTCAGGAGATGGCCACCATCAACGCTTTGCTGACCAGCCTGCGCAACGCCGGTATCATCGCGAAGTGATTCCATGACCTGGGCGAACATCGACGATGTCGCGGTCGAACTCGGCCGCGACATCGCCTCCGACAGCACCGAAGGCAGGCAGATCGGGAAATGGCTCCGCCGCGCCGAAATGATGATCCGCAACCGCATCCCAGTGCTGGACGAATGGTGCATGGACGAGAGATATCGGGAGACCGTCATCGAGGTGGAATCCGCCGCCGTCGCACGCAAGGCGCTCAACCCGGAGGGCGTGAGCAGCACCATGCTGCAGATCGACGACGGTAACATGCAGACCAGCATCGACAGCTCGCGCAGTCGCGGCGAGATCTCCATCCTCGACGAGGAATGGGACATGCTGCTGAAACGTGTCAGCAGCGATCTCGCCACGGCGGTCATCGCTCCGGAACCCGTGGCCATCCCACTGCCGCACTACCCCTACGACTACTGAGGAGGCTGACATGCCAAGCATGGCACCTCTCATCGGAGCCCTTCCGAAACTACGCCAGATGGCCGAAAGCCTCATGACCGACCAGTGCGTCGTCACCCGCCACGGAGCCACCACAACGGATCCGGACACGGGCCTGACGGCCACCGGCAAGGAGAAGGTGTACGAAGGCAGCTGCAAGGTGCAGACCAGCGGCGGCCTCGCCAGCGAGCAGACCGAAGGCAGCGCGGCCCAAGCCATGGGCGCAGTCTCGTTGGTCTGGTCTTTGTACGTGCATTTTCCATACGGCACTCCAGGCCTTCGCTCCGGTGACGTGGTGGAAGTCACGGAATCCGCTAATCCGCTACTCAAGGGCAGACGGCTCCGTCTCGTCTCCCCGCAATCGGAGAAGACGCACGCCACAGCCTGCCGTTGGAACGTGAAGGAGGACGCATGAGCGGACTGTTCGACGCTTCGCAGTTGACGGCCTTCGGCGATGCGCTGCTTGCCAAGGGCGTGGCTCGCCGCGCTTTGATCTCCGCTTCGGTGAAGAAGGGCGCGCAGAACGTCAAGAACTCGATTCGCGACGACCTGAACGGTTCCGGCAATGCCGCATTCAGGCGTATCCCGATCACCTACACCGTTTCGGAGGGTGCTGGGCGTATCACCGCCGAGATAGGCCCGACGAAGGGCGGAGCTGGTTCGCTCGCGAACATCGCGTTCTTCGGCACCGCGAGGGGCGGTGGAACGCATCGGTTCTACGAGCATGGTGAGGAAGAATTGCCGAAGCTTGCGGAATACGTGGCGCGTGCCGCCGTGGAGGTGGTCTGAATGAAGTCGATCATGACGTTGACCGCCACGATCCTCGACCATATTCCGAAGCCGGCGGATGGGTGGAAGGTCTACAAGCAGACCACGCCGACGCCGACGGAGAAGCCGCCGTGGGTGATCGAAACGGTCACGACCAACGGTCATATCGTCGGCGAAACGCAGCATGTGCATTGCGGCATCGGCACTTTGCTGGTGCGCATCGTGAGCACCACGGCCGATTCCGTCAACGTGCTGGCCGATGACCTCATGATTCCGAGGCTTGCTGGCAAACGGTTCGTCGCGCAGGGGTTCGACACCGGCTGTCTGACCCTGTTCTCCGATTCCGGTGCTTATGCGGCCGGACTTACCGCAGAGGACACGGCGCTGCTTTACCAGTGCCGTCTTCTTACTTTCAAATTCAACTGGTCACGCATGTGACCCAAATATTTAAGGAGGAGTCATGGTTTTGACTCTGGGAACCGAAGTTCCTTCCACACCGGCGGACGGTCTGGTCAACACGATCTGGGTGTCGTCCATCAAAAACATCCAGAAGCCGACCGCTGCAGAGATCAACGCAGGTACCGACCTGTCCAACTACGTCACCCTGGGCGGCTGGTCGTGCTCGCCGTCGCAGGAGTCCATCTCCGACCAGCGTGAGAACAGCGCGCAGGATTATGAGAATCCCGGACGCAAGAAGATCAGTGGCCCGAACGTCGAGGTCATCGACAACACCAACACTTCGCATTCCACGCAGAACGCGGCAATGGAGACTTTGATCGAGGGCGCGGAGGGCTATTTCGTGCGACGCTACGGCAAGCAGACGGATCAGACTTTTGTCGCCGGCGACGTTGTGAACGTGTACGCGGTCCGCATCGGCATGAGCGCCAAGATGGCGATCGCCGCGAACAGCGTGCTGCGCAGCAAGGTCAATTTCTCCGTCCGCGCTCCAGGCTGGGCGGAGAACGTGAAGGTTGCCTGATTGATTCTTCCCGCATCGGACTTTCGTTCCCTTTCGCCGGTGCGGGACCCTCTTTTCTCTTTTCCGGCAAAGGAACATGAATATTAGAGCGAAGGAACAACAATGCTTAAAGTCGTCAGGCGCACGCGTGAGGTCGATGTCATCCTCAACCAGCAGACCGCCGAGGACATCGCCAGATTGGGTGATGCGCTGGCCGAGGAGACCACGCGCGAACAGATCACGGAGGCTGGGACGAACCGGCAGGCGAAGGCCACCGCGCGGCGCATCGAAGAGCTGCGCGAACAGGCGGATGCGGAGACGTTGAAGCTCACGTTGCGAGCATTGCCGGTAAGCCAGTGGGCGCAGGCATTGGCCGCGCACCGCAATGACAACGGCACGAACGACATGTTCGGCACCGCCGCCGCGGCACTGCCGCTCATGCTTGATTCCGCGACCATCGGCGGCAAGCCGGTGGCCGACGAGGACAAGACCGAACAGGCGTGGCGCAATCTGTTCGACGAACTCACCGATGGCCAGTTCACTCCGATCTGGCAGGCCATCGCCGAACTGAACGGCACCGCAGCGGACCCAAAAGCGGCATTCGACCTCGCCTCGCAGGTTCTCCGCAACTAGTCGAGGATCTTAAGATCTGCCGCCAGCTCGGCATCTCTTATAAGCGTTTCATGGGCTGGCGCCCGAGTGAGGGCGATGAGGTCGAATGGGATGAGACGGAACGCAATTGGATGCGTTCGTTGGCTGAATACGAACGGTCATTATGCCCCATGTGCGGTTTGCCTCGCTCGATCTGCCAAGACCCGAAGGGCGAACTTACATTGCATGCCGAAACCAGCGTCTGCTGGGCCACGGCGCACATGCAGCAGGCCATGAAACGTTGGACTGATGCGAATGGCAGGGACAATCCGGCGGTGAACGCATTGGTGGCGCATTTGACCTGATTTTTGGAGGATGCTTTGGCGGAGAACAAGAACATCGTCATCCGGTTGATGGCGGACACAGCCTCTTATGAGGCGGCGATGACCCGTGCTGGAAGCACTGCGAAAACAGTCGCTTCGGGCATGGAACACACCGGCCGCAAGTCCGCGCTCATCGCCAGCGGCATGACCGCCGCAGGATTGGCCGTGGCCGCTTTCGGCGTGGCTGCAGTCAAGATGGCCGCAGACTTCGACCGGCAGATGAGCACCGTGCAGGCGAACACCGGCGCGACCGGCGCACAATTGGACCAGTTGCGTGCCGCCGCCATCGAAGCCGGAGCTTCCACGGTTTATTCCGCTACGGATTCCGCCGACGCGATCAACGACCTCGGCAAGGCCGGCATGAGCGTCACGGATATTCTCACCGGCGGCTTGTCTGGCGCTTTGAATCTGGCCGCGTCCGATGGAATGTCCGTGGGGGATGCCGCTGAATATATGGCCAACGCGCTCTCGATGTTCCACTTGAAGGGGTCTCAGGCTTCCCAGGTGGCCGATACGCTCGCCGCAGGTGCCGGCAAGGCGGTCGGCAATGTCTCCGATTTCGGCGAGGCGTTGAACAATTGCGGCGCGCAGGCGAACAGTTTCGGCATGAACGTGCAGGAAACCACCGGCGTACTGGCCCTGTTCGCGCAGAATGGCACCATCGGAGCCGAGGCCGGCACCCAGCTGAACAGCATGCTCATGAAACTGGCCGCACCGTCCGCCGAAGCGTCCAACACTATGAAGGAATTGGGCATCAGCGCATATGACGCTCAACATCATTTCGTCGGCATGGCGAACTTCGCCGGCCAATTGCAGAAGGCCGAAAAGAACCTGACCGACGAGCAGCGCAACCAGGCTAACGCGACCATCTTCGGCAGCTATGCCATCAAGGCCGCGAATTATCTTTACGAGGCGGGCGAGTCCGGTGTCAACAAGTGGACGAAGGCCGTCTCCGAAAGCGGGTACGCCGCCGAGCAGGCTGCTGCGAAGAACAACAATCTCAAGGGTGATCTGGAGAATCTGGGCGGTTCGATGGAATCCTTGATGATTTCCGTCGGCGAGGGCGCCCAGGGGCCTTTGCGCAAGATGGTGCAGGGCTTGGATACGCTGGTTGACGCGTTCTCTGGTTTGCCGTCCGGAGCGCAGCAGACCCTCGTGGTCATGGCATCATTGGCCGGCGTGTTCGGCGCGGTACACAAGGCCGCGGGCAATCTCAACGGCAGCACCAGCACCATGGCCAACAATATCGGCTTGGCCATCGACCCGATCCAACGCGTCAAGACCGCTTTGGCTTCCGCGCAGACCGCTTTCCAGATGTTCCGCGCGAGCGGTCAGAGCGCGCAGGAGCAGTTGGAATCGTTCGGCACTGCGGAGGATTCCGCCACGCTCCGATCCAAGGGGTTCCACAGTGTTGCCGACGGACTCATCTCACTTATGGGAGGTCCGTGGGGCATCGCCCTGGGCATTGCCACGACGGCGCTCACCGGTTTCATGACGGCCGCGCAGAATACCAAGCAGGCGGTGCAGGAAGTGCAGTCAGCCGCAGCCAATGGAGCCAGCGCTATCCACGAGGCGCTGGTCAACCAGCTGCAGAATATGGATGTCGGCACCTTCCATGGCGAACCGGGATGGCTCAGTGCGATCGAGCAGGGCATCACCGGATCGAAGAAGCTGACCGACGTGATGAGCGAGGCCGGCATCAGCATCACCACCATGACCAAGGCCGCCGAAGGCAACAAGACGGCCATCAAGCAGGTCAACTCGGCGGCGGACAAGCTCGGCTCCAGCCTTGGCAGCGGGTCACATAAGGCCACCGCGCTGCGCGACGGCCTTTCCGCCCTGACCACCGCCTACCAGCAGGGCACGAAAGGCGCCAAGGACAAGTCCAAGGCGTTGGACGAACTCGATGGCAAAACCAATAGCGCGGCGAAATCCACGAAGGAAGCTGCCGGCGCGAACAAAGAGCTTGGCTCTTCAGCTTCGGATGCGTCAAGCCAAATCGATGATCTGGTTCAGGCGTTGTTTGGTTTGGAGTCGGGCAATCTGACTGCAGACCAGGCGGTCGACCAGCTGAATCAGAAGATCGGTGAACTGTCAAAAACATGCGAGGACAACGGCATCGTCTTCGACCAGTCCGGCAATCTGCTTGACCGTTTTTCCGAGGAGGGCACGAAGACCAAGCAGGCTTTGGAGGACATTGCCAGTAGTGCCCAGAATGCTGCGGAGAAGATTCTTAAGCAGGGTGAGAGCACCGGTTTCAGCAGCGGCGAGATCGAGCGTGCGAACGGTGTGCTGCAGGATGCTCGTGACGCGATCATTCGTCAGGCCGAAGCCTCGGGCATGAGCGAACAGGCCGCTAACGCCTTGGCCGACCGTTGGGGGTTGAGTTCCGATAGCATCAAGGCTTCCATCGACAATATCAGGATGACCGCCGACAATAACAAGGCGAAGCTTGACGTTGACGATTCCAAGGCCAAGTCGAAGACCGATAATGCGAAGAAAAACGTTGATTCGGTCAATAAGGCTAAGGGCACAGCGAAGCTCGATGCCGACGATAAGGCGTCTGGCAAGGCCAAGAATGCCGAGAAGAACGTCGAATCCGCGAACAAGTCCAAAGGCAAGGCCACTCTTGACGCGACGGACAAGGCTTCCGGCAAGGCCGACAAGGCGAAAAGCAACGTCAGGTCTGTCAACAACGCCAAAGGTACCGCGGAGCTTGACGCGACCGACAAGGCCAGCGGCAAGATCAACGCCGTCAACGCCAAGAAGCTTAACAACAAGAACATGGTCCTTACCGCTTCTGACCATGCGTCCGGCAAGATCAATGCGGTAAACAATAAGCGTCTGAATGACAAGAAGACCACGCTGAACGCTTCCGACAAGGCGTCCGGCAAAGTGGATTCCATAAACAGGAAGACCATCAGCGACAAGAACTTCACCGTCAGGGTCACCGACCATGCTTCCGCAACCCTGCGAAGCATCCAGAATTATCAGATCGCGGACAAGAGCTTCACCGTCACGGAGAAGACGAAGAAGGAGGGTGGCTACACCGGTGGAATGTTCACTGACGGCGCCTTCCAGCAGTTCGCCGGAGGTGGCATGTTCTCCGGCTACGTGGATCCGGCATGGGCGCCCGGCAATGGTTTGAGCGACAGCGTGTATCTGCTCAACGCTCGTCTCGCTGCGGGCGAGTACACGCACAATGCTGCGGCCACGGCCTATTACGGCGTCGATACCATGCGCCTGCTGAACGAGCGGAAGATTCCACGTGAAGTGTTTGCCACAGCCAATCAGATGACAGGCAATCAGGTCAGCGTACAGGTTGATACCGCTTCCGTGGTGGCGGCGATAACCAGCCTGCACAACGATCTTGGCGCGATTATCAGCGCCGCGTCCGATGATTCGACAGTCAGCGACCGCGACTTGGGGAGGTTGATCCGAAAATATGCGCGAGCTTAAATACACGTCGCATGATGGCACGGTCATCGACCTCAACGCCGATGATCTGTGGGTGGCTGACCTGCAGGAAATGCGAGGGTACGCATGGACGTACACGCTAGCCACGCGCGGCATCAAATCGGTGAGCAGAAACGCTTCGACGGCGAAAATGACCGTCCGCACCACGGATCCGTCAAGATTGGACATGGTGCAGACGGCTTTCGATTCGGACGTGCAGGCCGTTACGCCAGGCATGTTGACCGTCGATGGCGAATGGTTCCAGCGGGCGTATGTCGTCGGCTCATCGCTTGGTCTGGTGCCTTGGCCGGCCTATGCGCAGACTGACTACACGGTCGTATTGTGCGATGGCGTCTGGCGTCGTGCGCTGCCGGTGCAGCATTTCTTTCCGATGACGGCAGGCACCGGCTCGCAGATTGACCTTCCACTGGACTTGCCGACCGATTTGGCTCCATCACGCATCGCTTTGACGGTGCATAATCCGACCGGCAAGGCCGCTGAGTTCGCTGCGGTCATTTTCGGCCCTTGCGTCAACCCGTCTTTTCGGATTGGCGGCAACACTTACGCGGTTGATGTGACAGTGCCGGAAGGCGGTCATGTGTCGCTGTCGGCCACTGGATTGCGGAAGTCGATAACGTTGACAGCTGAAAACGGCGACGTTTCGGATGTTTTCGACAAGGGCGTTCGCGGGAACGGCAGTGGAAGCGGCTCGTATGTTTTCGAGCCGATACCGGCCGGAGATTCGCTGTTGACGGTTTCCGGCAATTATGGCATCGATTTGACCATGTTCGACGTTTATGGAGGTGTGCCTTGGCTGACGTTATCCTCGCCGACGGCAAGCTGACGCCACATGCGAGCGTATCGCAGGTGACGCTGGATTGGGCTTGCGGCACGGACGAAAACGACTTCGAATTGACCATCGATGACGTACTCGCGCCGAACATTTCACAAGGCTGGTATTTTTGGCTCGATGGAAGTGATGTTGGAGGCCGAATAGTCGATCGTCGCGTGTCCGTCGCCGGAGGAACTTCCACGACAACCTGGATAGGTCAATCGTGGACTGGCATGTTGGCGGCGAAGATATTGCAGCCGGATGCGAATCAGGATTACCTGACAGTCTCCGGCAAGCTGCCTGACATCCTCAAAAACCTTTTGAAGCGCATCGGCTTGGATACGGTTTTCACTGTCGATTCCTCCGATGCTTCCATTTTGTCGAATTGGATGTTTCAGAATCCACGTTATGTGGACGCCTACACCGGATTGCGAACATTGCTTGCATCATGTGGCCGCAGGCTTGATTTCAAGGTGTCCAGTAACAAGATCCTGCTTGGTATCGTGCCGGTGCAGACCATCATGAACACGATCGATTCCGACTTGGTGGATTTCAAGGCCGAAACCAACCGTCGCGCGGTGAATCATCTTATCGGCCTTGGCTCGCAGGAGCTCAAGGACCGTCTGGTGGTTAATTATTTCGCGGATGCGACCGGCGTGGTGAGTCAGACGCAGACATTCGTTGGTGCCGATGAAGTATGCGCCACATACGACTATTCCAACGCGGATTTGTCCACGCTGCAATCCGAGACGAAGAAGCATTTGCAGGAATTGCAGACCGGTGGCTCGGTCGAGGTGACGTTGTCCGATGAGGTCGGCGATGGTCTGCGTGTGGATGACAAGATTGTTGCGGCGGATCAGTCTTCCGGTGTCAACGTCACCGCCGTGGTGACGAAGCGGATCGTGAAAATCGATTCCGGGATTTTGACTTCGACGTTCGAGGTCGGACTGCCGGTGCAGTCGGCGAATGCGAACTATTCCGGTTCTTCCTCTTCGTCTTCCGGTGGTTCGGCTGGTGGTGGCGTGTCTTTGACGGCTGGCCGTGGACTGTCGATTTCAGGCGGCACGATCAACGCGGAGGTCGCTTCCGAGGATTTGGATTCCGTCAGACAGACTGCCGAGTCGGCGAACAGGACGGCTTCCGGTTTCGCGGCGCAGATCGGCAAGGCGAATCAGACCGCCGAGGATGCGAGGAACGTCGCCGATGCGGCCAAGAGCGTGGCCGACAGTGCCAAGTCGGGCATGATGACCGATGGCGAGCGGTCGAAGCTCGCTTCGGTCGAACGGGGCGCGAACGCCTACACGCTGCCGAAGGCGTCCATGGACGTGTTGGGTGGCGTGAGGGTGGACGGTTCCACGATCGTGAGCGTGAATGGTGTCATCAGCGCGCATGTCGGCGACGGCGTTTCCGGAAGGGTCGCGTTTCCGATCGGCTATGTGGTGATGAACACGACCGGTGTTGACCCGTCCGTTGATTTCGGCGGCACGTGGAGGCAGTTGCCTTCGCTTGGATGCTCAATGTTTGAAAGGATAGGCTAGTGAAATCTGACGGTTACTCGAAGTACGTGTGCGACAAGTGCGGCAAGACCGCTTATGTCGCAGCTGGCGATACGGAGGCGCGTGAATGGTTCACCGTGCGCCGCTATTCGGCTGGCAAGGCGACCCGCATCGCGGATGATGTGGCACCCGACATTTACGAATTGTGTTCCAAATGCAATACGTCTTTCATGGCGTTCATGCAGCAGGATGACGCTTCGTTTGAAGCATGGTTGAAGGAGGTTGGACAGTGACCATCGAACTGGTTGACGGCAAGGCCGGAGTTGCACACATCTCAAGCGAGGACAAGGCGATCATCCATCAGGCCAAGTTCTCGAAGTCCGACGTGGTGTACGACTGGGGCGA